GGATGATCACCCTTTTATCCGACTCTCGGTGGGACTGCTATTATTATTGTTGTTGGGTCGACGCATCAACAAGGTGGTTTTCATCAGGAGATTGGTTTATAAGATGGTTTTCGGGTGTTTAATCCCGGCAACAGGGAATCGGCTTGTTGATACTTTGCCGATCAATCCTATCTATGTAAAACTTGAATCGCTTGTTTTTTAAAGAACGACCGGTACTCGCAATTCTAGCCCACTTGCTGATGAATAGACAACAAAGTGTTGTCGAAAACGTGCAAGCAGGGCTGATAGCGAGTCTGCCCTTTCCTATCCATTATGCTGCGAACTGTGTCTTATGGGGGTTGAAGAAGTGGGGTTTTACCTCAGTTTCAACTTCTTGGACTGACTTCGCCGCGAAGTATAATGGGAAAGAGTATATGCAAGCTACAGAAGTGCATGGATCATCTTCAATTCCAATAGGGGATAGCCTGCTATCCACCGACGCTCATCAAACTTTGTATGAGACGGTGAAGGCTGACCCCCGCCACAAACTCACAGTGAGCGCCAACGGGTTCATCTGCAAAGAGCTACCGCTTGATGCAAGGAAACCGTTGATCACGCCACTCCTCGTCAACAATGCGCTCCTTTATGCGCCCACGCCAGGATGCAATTCCCTGCTCCATGCAAATCTTTGCAGAAATGTGAAGAAGGTGGATCAGGTGATGCCTCTGGAAATGTGGACGGCAATTGGAGATCAAATGGCGAAGGAATGGGTTGTTGAACATGATGGATTGGATTACGAAGATCTCATTGAATGGGCTGAACATTATGATGATTCTCGGAAAAAGAAATTGGCTTTCGCAATGCTGAAACAAGTTGACAATGGTGAAATACCGTTCGATTACTTAGGTGAAAAACTCGGGTCGCTGAAAACACATCAGTGGTTTAAACTCGGAATGTTTGCCAAATGCAACGAGAGTATCAATCTGAAAGAATACGATGATCAACTCGGCCTCAAACCGCGAACCATAATCACCTTGCCGCTGATATTGCAACTTCATATTCAGCCTTGGACTCGTAGAGCAACCACGAATTACAAGCGTGTCCTTAAAGACACTTTTGTTGTGAATGGGTTAAGATATCGTTTCACCTATGCTGGTGGGATGAATTCTTCAGATCTCGATGTCTGGTTGGACAATGCGAT